ACCCCCCCCCCCCCCCCCCCCCCCCCACCCCGCCCCCCCCCCCCCCCCCCCAATCACAATGATAACAGAACGTAAGTTAACGAAGAAACAAATGGCCTTAGTTGATACCATCGTAGCAAATGGATGTAGTGTAAGAGAAGCGTCTCAGCTTGCAGGATATGCAGAAGGTGAGAGTGGGAGAGTGACAGCCAGTAAGACTTTGAGGCTACCACATGTACAGCAGTATATGATGCAATGCATAACAGAGAGTTTGGGATTGAGTGCTACACATGCAAGTAAAAGGATATTGGACTTAGCCAAGGGAGCGAAGAGTGAGTACGTACAACTTGAGGCAAGCAAGGATATACTTGACAGGGCAGGCTTCAAAGCTCCGGATAAACACATGCATCTACATGCAGGCGAAATAAAGGTTGCAATTGATTTGTCCTAGGGGGGAGGGGGTAAAAAGTTGCGATGGCGACTCAACAACATCACCCATACAAACATTATTTGCTCTCAAGGTTCGTTTGTGCATTGAGCGTGATAACGAGATAAGGGATAACTAAAGTATGGCAACACCGGCATGGACACGTAAAGAAGGCAAGAACCCTGAGGGTGGATTAAACGCAAAGGGTCGAGCTTCATACAAACAAGGTACATTGAAAGCACCTGTTAAGAGTGGTGATAATCCCAGACGTGCTTCTTTCTTACAGAGGATGGGAGCAGCCAAAGGGCCGGAGCGTGATAGTAAAGGTAAACCTACTAGGTTATTATTATCATTAAAGGCTTGGGGTGCATCCTCAAAAGCTGATGCTATTAGGAAAGGTCGTGCCATTTCAAGGAGAAACAAATCTAAAAAGGAGAAAGCATAATGCCTATGGGTAAAGGAACTTATGGTTCAACTAAAGGAAGACCACCAAAGAAGAAGAGTATGCTTACTGGCAAGCAGAAGACATTACCACCTGCTTTACAGAAAAAGATTATGAAGAAGAAGAAGTAAGGAGTAAGCTATGGCTATACCAAAAGAGAAAGATAAGAAAAAAAAGAAAAAGAAGAGTCTTTTAAAAACAGCTATGGTTGACAGTCCAAATCAAAGAATGTTGAAAAAAATGGAAGCAAAACTAAAAGACATTGAAGCAACACAAGATTCTACTGGAGCAAGTGGGCCTCTTATAGACGACCATATTGCAACAAGTGCAAGAATAAATAAATTAAGAATGCTTATAAGAGCAGGTATAAAAGGTCCATCACCTTTAAGAACAAGGATAGATTAATGGCTGTTAACGCAGCAGGTAATTACACTAAACCTACTATGAGGAAAGCTATCTTCCGTAGGATCAAGGCTAGTGGTAAAGGTGGTAAACCCGGACAATGGTCTGCTAGGAAAGCACAGATGCTTGCCAAACAATACAAAGCTAAAGGGGGAGGCTATACTTCCTAATGGCTTTATCTAAATCACAAAGGTCGTTACGTGCTTGGACAAAACAAAAGTGGAGAACGAAATCAGGCAAACCTAGTACACAAGGGTCGAAAGCAACTGGTGAACGTTATCTACCTGAGAAAGCAATTAAAGCTTTATCTTCCTCTGAATACGCAGCCTCTACGGCTCTTAAACGAAAAGCAATTAGAGCAGGTAAACAAGTATCTAAACAGCCCAAAAAGATTGCAAGCAAAACGAAAAGCTATCGATCTTATTCATAGGATAACCGAATGAGTTTTTTACATACATTAAAGAAAGAAGACAGAGATATACTTCGTATAGTTGTTAAGAAGGTACACTTCAAACATTATCCGGATCAGTTCTGTACAGATTATGAGGCAGACAAAATGATTGCAACCATTGCACCTGAGGTGGTGGAAAAGCTTATGAAAGTTGGTAAGGATATGAAAGTTGACCAACTTTAAATACAAACCTGATGGTGATGTTTGCAAAAATTTTATGAAGGATGATACCTTTTTTCGTGGTATTAGAGGGCCAGTAGGGTCAGGTAAATCAGTAGCTTGTTCTGTAGAAGTATTCAGAAGGGCATTAATGCAGGAGAAATCACCGGATGGCAAAAGGAAAAGTCGTTGGGCTATCATCAGAAACACAAATCCTCAGCTTCGCACTACCACGATTAAGACTTGGTTGGACTGGTTTCCGGAAGAAGATTGGGGTAGGTTTTCTTGGTCAGTTCCATATACGCACAAGATATCCAAGAGTGACTTGGAGTTGGAAGTTATATTCCTTGCACTCGACAGACCTGAAGACGTAAAGAAACTTCTCTCATTAGAATTAACTGGCATATGGATTAATGAGGCTAGGGAAATTCCCAAGTCAATCATTGATGCATGTACTATGCGTGTCGGTAGATATCCATCTATGAGAGATGGAGGGCCAACATGGACTGGTGTAATTGCAGATACTAACGCACCGGAAGAAGATCACTGGTGGCCAATCATGGCAGGTGAAGTTCCTGTGCCTGACCATATAAGTTCTGAAGAATCTAGGATGTTGGTGAAACCTGACAACTGGAAGTTCTATACCCAACCATCAGCTATGTTAGAGGAAAAAGATGATGAGGGATTAGTTCAAAAATATAATCCTAATCCGTTAGCTGAAAACAAAAAAAACATGATGCCAAGTTATTATCCTAACTTAATACAGGGTAAGACTAAGAGTTGGATAGATGTATATGTAATGAATAGACTTGGGCATATACAAGATGGTAAACCGGTATATAATATGTTTAGAGCCGATGTACATGTTGCTAAAGAAGAGATACCAGTTGCTGATGGTATGCCTTTATTTATTGGATTAGATTTTGGATTAACGCCTGCAGCAGTCTTTGGTCAAAAGGTTAGAGGTCGTTGGCTTATATTACAAGAGATAGTTGCCTTTGATATGGGTATAGTTAGATTTGCTGAATTGCTTAGGGCAGAGATAGCAACACGTTACGCTAACTGTGATGTTAATATATTTGGTGATCCGGCAGGCGACTTCAGGGCACAGACAGATGAATCTACTCCATTCCAAATATTAAGAGGTGCAGGACTTCAAGCTAGACCAACACATAGTAATGATGTAGCATTAAGGCTAGAGTCTGTGTCAGGCCCATTGCAACGTATGGTTGATGGGCAGTCAGGTGTTTTGATAGACTATAGATGTAAAGAATTGATTAAAGGTTTTGAAGGTGGCTATCACTATAGAAGAATGCAAGTATCAGGTGAAAGGTATGAAGACAAACCATCAAAGGATAGGTTTTCTCATATACATGATGCCTTGCAGTATCTTATGTTAGGGTCAGGAGAGGGCAGACAAGTGATGGGTCAGTTCAAAACTGTTAAGGCATTCAATGCTAGAAGAGATTTTGATGTATTTACTAGACAACCTAAACAACAAAGAAGACAAGGTCTTTGGTCTAGGTTATAACATTTGTGCGTTGTGTATTATTAATTTAATATGTATGCGTTAAAGAAAAGGAGATTCATATGTGTTTACCCGGTGGTGGATCAAAAACACCTGCACCTGATCCTGAATTAGAAAAAGAAAGAGAATCTGAAAAGGCTAAAGAGCAGGCTAAGACTGCTGAAATGAAACAAGAAGCTTTGGAAGAAACTGTTTCAAGAAGGCGAAAAGGTACAGGTAGAAGATCATTGTTGTCTGGTTCAGGTGGTGGTGTAGGTTTTTATAACAGGTATTCATAATGCATGATATAGCCCAAGGCTACATGGCTAAATATGAAAAGGCCAAAACAATCAGACGTGAGTTCGAAGAACTCTACGATGAAATCTTTGAGTATTGTTTACCACAAAGACAAGGGTTCAAGAACTATACTCCCGGTCAAAGACGTGATGATCGTATATTTGACGAGACCGCTGTTGTTGGTGTGCAGGAATTTGCATCAAGATTGCAGGCAGGATTAGTTCCTAACTTTGCTAGATGGGCAGATTTTGTTGCCGGTGGGGAAGTTCCTGCTGAAGAAGCAGATGAAATAAATAACAAGCTAGATGAAGTAACAAACTATGTATTTGAAATACTACAGACATCTAACTTTGCACAAGAGATACATGAATGCTTTATAGACCTTGCTCTTGGTACTGCTGTACTTGCTGTTACTGAAGGCGATGCTGTAAACCCAATACGTTTCCATTCTATCCCATTGCCACATGTTGTATTAGATGTTGGCCCTGATGGAAGAATTGATCACGTTTATAGAGAAAGAGATTTAAAGTTTGGTGAGTTACCTATTGCATATCCAAGAGGTAGTTTTACTGAGCAAACCTTAGACAAGATACAGAAGTATCCTGATAGTAAATGCAAGATACTAGAGGTATCATGTAAGCTTTATGACAAACCAAATGAAGAACGCTATAGCTATATGGTTATAGAGATGGGTGATAAGAAGCTTATATTGAATGAAGAGTATAATGGTATAGGCTCTAATCCATTTATTGCTTTTAGATGGAGTAAAGCAAGTGGTGAGGTTTATGGTAGAGGCCCTGCTGTAAATGCATTAAGTGCTATCAAAAGTGCCAACCTTACAATCGAATTAGTTCTTGAGAATGCACAGATGGCTATATCAGGCATCTATCAAATGGATGATGATGGAGTTATCAACGTAGATACAATAAACCTAGTGCCGGGAACTGTCATACCTAAAGCACCTAACTCTAATGGATTACAACCAATAAGAGCAGCAGGCAACTTTGATGTTGCTAACTTGGTTCTTAATGATATGAGAAATAATATTAAGCGTGCTTTGTACAATGATATGCTTGGTGATCCTAACAGGACACCTGCTTCAGCAACAGAAGTTGCAGAACGTATGGCTGATCTATCAAGAAAGATAGGTTCAGCATTTGGTAGATTGCAAGCTGAGATGGTACAGCCAGTATTACAACGTGTAATATACTTGCTAACTAAGCAAGGCAGAATAGAAATACCAACAGTTAATGGCAGGCAAGTTAAGATTAAAAGCGTTTCCCCACTGGCACAGGCACAATCTAACCAAGACATTGTGTCCCTAGATAGGTTCTTAGAAATGGTCGCAGGGCGTTTCGGCCCTGAGGTGATTAACCTCCTAGTCTCCTCAGAAGAAACAGCAATCTATTTAGCCAAGAAATTTGGTGTGCCAGACCAGTTGATCCGTGATGTTGGTGAGAGACAACGCATGGTACAGATGGCACAACAGATGCAACAACAAACAGGAATAGACCCGAATGCAAACCCAAACATCCAAGCACTTGGGGGTTGATGGATACCCTCGCTCCAAGAATAATGATGAGAAAATTTCTTTAGATTTAGCCAGTACATTCAATACTCCCAGTGGACTGGCTACCCTACAATATCTGAAGTCCATAACAATAGAAGCTATAACAGGAGCTAATATAAGTTCTGAAGAGTTAAGGCATCTTGAAGGGCAAAGATATCTAGTGGCATTAATTGCCAAACGAGTTCAACATGCAGAGAGGATAAACCATGGAAGAAACATCAGCAACACCAAGTGAAGCTACTGAAGCACCAGTAGAACAAACAACAGAAACTGTTCAGGCTGAAAGACCTGAATGGCTACCTGAAAAGTTTCAGACACCTGAAGACTTACGTAAATCATATGATGAGTTATCAAGCAAGCTTGGTAAAGGTGAAGAAGAATTACGTGATAAACTATTACAGGAAATGGAAACGGAGGCATTTTCAAGTAGACCTGATGCAGTTGGTGATTACGTATTACCTGAAGTTATAGATGAACAGGCTGCTGTAGATAATGAGTTGCTTGACTGGTGGTCTAACTATTCATGGGAAAATGGATTAAGCCAAGAAGAGTTTGCTGAAGGCATAGAAAAATATGCTACAGCTATTATGGGTCAGCAACCTGATCTTGAAGCAGTATCAAAAGAACTAGGTGATAATGCTAATGAAAGAGTTGAGGCTGTACAGTTATGGATGAATAAGTTCTTTCCTGATCCTGCAATGCAAGAAGCTGTTGCAGAACTGGGTGCAAGTTCAGCAGGCATAAAAGCTTTAGAGCATATCATAGAGCAAACTAAATCAGCTAATGTCTCAGGCCCGGGTACGATTGCAGGGCAAGTTACTAAAGAAGATGTAGAAGCCAAGATGAAAGACCCAAGATACTGGCAACAAGGTAGACGTGATCCGGCATTTGTACAGGAGGTCAATAATGAGTGGAAGCGTCTTTACGGGTGAGGGTGATTATGGCATTGCTAAAATAGTAAAGAGCAGGCCAAGTCATGCTGAAAAGCTTCAACATAATTTAAGGGATACTGATCTACGAGAATGTTTGATTGCAGGTGTGTCACCATGGCGAGCATTAATGCAATCATTACAAGTAGATACAGCAGAAACTTATACCGTTTTGTTAAAAGAAGAACCTGTAATGATGTTCGGTGTTGTTCCACAACATGACTTGGTAGCAAGAATTTGGATGCTATGCAGTCCTGTAGTAGAACAATATCCAAAAACATTTGTTAAATTGTCACCATCTATTGTTGATTACTTCCAAGATAAATACTTTTTATTGGAAAACGTATGCCCAATAGATCACTACAAGACTTTAAGTTGGTTGGAATATCTTGGTTTTGGCTTTTTGCCTTCTGCTATTTCTAGTAATGGGTATCACGTTTTACGATTTGTGCGTTGTCAAAACCTTTATTATATGCAATCCCTTGAAGATACACGGCCTGTAATAAGCTGACAGCCCTAACGGATAACTGGATGAAGCCCAAAACAGACAACCGATAGCAACTTAAACAACAAACTGCAATGAGCAGGGAAAGGACTAATAATGGCTAACACAATAGATCAAGCCTTTATTAAGCAGTTCGAGTCCGAGGTACATCTTGCATACCAAAGAATGGGTTCAAAGTTAATGAACACTGTTCGTAACGTAAGCAATGTTGCAGGAAGCGTGGTACGCTTTCAAAAAATCGGTACTGGTTCAGCTTCAACTAAATCAAGGAACGGTATGGTTACTCCGATGGAACTAGATCATACTAACGTAGAAGCAACATTAGCAGACTACTATGCTGCTGAGTACATTGACAAGTTAGACGAACTCAAGACAAACATTGATGAGCGTCAAGCTATTGCTACTTCAGCCGCTGCTGCATTAGGCCGTAAGACAGATGAGATTCTTATTACAGCTATGGATGCAGGTGCTAATTCAACTCAGTTACATGACACTAGTAGTGCTGTAGA